GGTGCGCTTCAAGGGTTGGAGGTAGCCAAGGGGGCTAACGACGATTTAACCTTGCAGGGTTATGTGGACAACATGGCTCGTTTAGGTGGGGATCGAGAAGACATAGACGAAAGAATTGCTTCTATAAACGCTCAGTTACAACAAATAGCTGCGGAAGAGGGAATTAGTTTAGCAGAAGCGAAGGATTATCGTGGAGATTTGGCGGGACAACTAATTATGTTGGATCAGTCAAAACTAGGGATTGAAACGGACATAATGCTTCAACAGTCCGCGTTTGAGGATTTAGTTGAGCAGGCTGGTATTCCGTTAAACGAGCGTTTTTACTTTGAGTTGGGCGAGTATCTTCAGGAGAATGCGTCTAACTTCATTGGTGAAGTCGAGAATCCGGAAGTCTTTACGGTTAAATTGTTTGGTGCGTTGGGCAACGCGTTGGGTTTTGCCACTTCGGCGGCGGGAGCTTCGGTTGGTGCGACGTTAGTAACGGGGAACCCTGTATCGGGAACCATTGCTGGCACAGCTTCAGCCGCGATCCTTGGTTCTTTGGGCAACGCTGCTTCGGTATATAAGGAAGCCACGCAGAGCGGAGCTACTGAGGAGCAGGCTCGTCGGGTTTCACAACTTGGTCTTGTCATTGGCTCGTCAGAGGCTATTCCGATTGGTAAGGTTTTAGGAAACTTACCGCCTAACTTCGCGGACTTATTTATTAACAAGGTCACGAAAGCCGCAGTAGAGTTTGCGGAAGAGGGTGTTGTTGAAGGTGCGCAGGAGGTTATGACCAGCGTATTAAACGACATGGCGGCGAAAGGCGTTTACGACCCTGATCGACAGGTGTTCAGTGCGGATTTAACGGAAGACGCTTTAATCGGGTTCTTGGTGGGTGGTGTAACTAATGCTGGGCTAGGGGCGCTAACTTCGAGCGAAAAACAGAAAATTGCAAACGACACGGGCATAACTGTTGATGAGTTAAACACAGCGATTAACAACCCTGTTTTGTTTGCGGATGTTGCGGTTGATAACGGCATAACAAAAGAGACTATTGATCAGTTGCTTGCGGATGGCATGAACATCTCAAAGATTGTCACTGACTTTAAATCGGTAACTGACACAGCATCGAACCCTAATGGCACGACAGTTGAGGTTTTGGCAAACCAGAGTTCGTTTAGCGACACGAAAGTTGTCGACGGCATGGGGAACGCGGCTATTGTTTATGGCAACCCGGCGTCGAATAGTTTTACGGCAACGCCTACAACGGAGGGGTCTTCTGGTGTATTTGTGAATATCACCAATCCGTTTACGATTGATGGGATAAACAACGATACGGGGTTCAACAACCTTGTGGATATCTTTGGGGAAGACACAGCCAACAGCATTAAGGAAGAATACAACGATACTGGGGCGGTGACGGTTACGAATGACATGATCGATACGATTGTGGATAACGGCTACGACGGGATCGTTAACAACGATACTGGGGCGGTAACGGTTACGGACAATTCCAATGTATCGACGGTAACGGAAGAAGAGTCGACCACGGACAATACGGTTGTTGCCACTCGTCCTGAGTGGAAAAACGAGATGGACCAGATGTATGCCACGATGGGTGGTATTAGTTTGGACGAGGCTCAACGGATCGCGGACCAGTACGGTGTGCCGCTGACGGAGTTCGGGGATTATTACAAGGAAATGGTTGCTGTTAACCAGCCTTGGAAACAGGCTATTCTTGATAACTACTTGATGAACGGTCGGGTGGACTTCGATACGATCAAACAGATCGAGGCCGATTTTGGAATTACGACTAACGAGTTCAATGATTTCTATAAGAAGCTGTCTATTGCGAGTGCCGATGGCTTTGATGCTGGGATCTTGGACGCGTTTGAAAGCGAGATTGATAATCTAGGTTCTCAGATCACGGACCTTGGAACTAAGTTAAACACCGCTCAGACGTTTTTCGAGGACAACTACGAGTCCATTAAGAACGTTTTGGATCCCGCGAATCAGATGTCAGACCGTGATGTTGACATCCGGTTAACTGAACTTGGCGCTTCTTTATTAAACGCTGGGTACACGAATGCGGAAGCCTTGGCTTTATATAACAACATTGTTGACGCTGCTAAGAATGAGATCGAACTGGGTGTGACCACGGATCGATTTGCCGCGTCGCAGGCGATTATGCCTGCTTTGGTCCAGACGGAGATTGCCGATGGTGCGACTCGCCAGGACGTTATAGATGCGTTGAAAGAAGCGGGTTACACGCAAACTAACGCGGCTAAAGTTTATGACCAGTTTAAATCTATATACGATTTGTCCGAGGGCCAAAAAGAACAGATTACGGGTCTTGAGACAGACGTTGATACGCTTACAGGGGAGCGTGATTTTGCTGAAGGGGCGTATGGCGTAGTAAACGATGCGCTTGCGAGCGAGACAGACCGACAGGATATTATTGATAATCTGGTTGAGAACGGGTTTGACAGTGCTTCGGCGGCATCTTTGGTTGATACGGTAAAACAGATCCGCGAAACGGATGCTCAGTTGCGCAGCGAAAAAGGCTTTGCGCAGGGGGCATACAACTATGTAGAGACTAGACTAGCAGAAAATGCAACCAGAGAAGAAATCTTTGCTGAGTTAAAGGACAATGGATACTCGGATTCGACGGCGAATACGTTGCTCGACGACATCCAAGGGGTGTTTGCGGACAAAGCTGCGCTGGTTACGGATGTGTCGTTTTCTCAAAACGCGTATGCTCTGGTTAATGCGCAGTTGGATGCGGGTAAAACCCCGGCAGAAATCGTGGAGTTGTTAGGGAACAACAACTTCCCCACAGATCTAGCACAAGGACTTGTGGACAGCATACAAACCTATCGTGACACCATCGGCGGATTAGAAACGGACGTTGAAACGAGCGAAGGTTTGACTCAGTTTGCCCAGCAGGCTTACGATTACGTCAACGGGCAGTTAGATGCGGAGACTTCGCTAGAAGATATTGTCGCGGATTTGGTTGAAAATGGTTATTCTGAGGCGGGGGCCAACGCTCTTGTTGAGAATATCGATGGAATGCGTACGAATCTGTCCGCTGCGGAAGATTCGCTGGGCACAGCTAACGCAAATCAGTTGTTTGGGCAGACAGCGTACAGTTTTGTCAACGAGCAGCTAGAACTTATTGCAAATCAAGACCCGGATGCCGAGGTTCAGCTTTCTGAGAACGACATTATCGCCAAGTTGGTAGAAAATGGGTTTTCCGAGGACAACGCAGCGACGTTGGTCGGCAATGTATCCACCATTCGGACTACAGAAACCACACTTCGAGACCAGATTGACGGCCTTGAGGCGGAAAATACGTTTGCTGAGGGCGCGTATGATTTTGTTAACACGCGTTTGGACGCGATGTTGGGTCAAGATCCGAATGCCGAGGTGCAGATTACTCCGGAATCCATTGTAAATGAGCTTGTTGAGAACGGATTTGACCAAACTACGGCGGAAAGCCTGGTTAGCAACGTCACGACGGTTAAGGATAAGGTTGCAGACCTTGGAATGCAGCTTGATACGTTGGGCACGGAGGCGAGTTTTGCGCAACGTGCGTATAGTTACGTCAATTCCATGTTTGATCAGGGCAAAACGGCGGAAGAAATCTCTAGTTCTCTGGTCGAAAAGGGATTTGCAGAAGATACGGCGTCGACTTTGGTCACAAGCGTCAACGATACGCGGTCAACCTTGTCCGGTTTGGAGACAGACTTAGGAACGGCGCAGGATCAGCGGTCGTTTGCGCAGCGGGCCTTTGACTTTGTGAACTCACAGCTTGATGGAGAGGTTTCGACCGACGACATCCGCCAAGATCTGTTGGATAACGGGTTTTCCGAGCTTGATGCGGACGCATTGATCACGGATGCCACCGATATCCGGTCGAATACAAGCCTTTTGGAGGCCAATAACAGCTTCGCGCAGGGTGCATATGGCTTTATTCAGGAGCAGTTAGACGCTGGTTCTCAGACTACGGATATCATTCAGGAGATGATTGATAACGGATTTGGGTACGATAAAGCCCAATCCATGGTTACGAACGTTGTGAACGTAAGAAACGAAGTCGATACTCTGTCTGATGCACTGGGAATTATGGAGGGGCGGGCTGAGTTTGCTCAGACATCCTTTGATTACATCAACACTCAGCTAGACAACAACGTAACCGAAGACGCGTTGCTTAACGATTTGGTGGAAAACTACGGGTTCACGGCGGACAACGCGCAGAACTTCGTTGATACAGTGCAGGATACGCGCTTTCGGCAGAGCGAGCTGGACCGGATTAAAACAGCAACAACGACAGGAACTACGTTTGACTTTGGTGGGAGAATGGTTGGACCCGACGATGAGGAAGAAGAGGCTGTCGTACCTGCAAATGTAGATGGTCCTTTTGCTCCGATTACTCGCCCTGATCCGACCACCACTACTACGCCAGCTACGGCGGTAGGTGGAGTAGGCGGAGTAGACGGAGGCGGGGACGACGGCACTTACGTTGGTGGTCAGCCTGTCGAGCTTGATGAGTTTGGTAATCCGATTCTTAGGTTCGACGCCTTTGATCGTCCACTAGGAACGTACCTGACGCAGCCTACGGCTCCTGTGGGGCCGTTTGACGCGTATGCTATGCAGATGCCAGAAACACCCGCTTTCAATCCTCAGCAGGCTCGTTTGGGCCCACAGCCTACGCAGGTTACATTGGACGAGGCTGGGTTTATTACTGAGCCTGTGTCGTATATTCCCGAGCAGGTTCCCACGGATCCGACGCCTTATTACAGCCCTCAGTTCAATCAGTTTACTGAGGTTCCTGTGGGCTACGGAGCGACGACAGTGCCTCTGAGCTTTATTCAGCAGCAACAACCTGCTATAAACGCAGTAACTCAAGAGGGAATAGGGGCGTTCCTCGGTAGAAAACCCCCTGTAGGAGTGACATAAATGGCTTATAAGATTAAATCTGGTGATACTCTTAGTGAGATCGCGGAAAAAAATAACACCTCCGTTGCGGAGATTATGGCATCTAATCCTCAGATTTCGAATGCAAACCAGATACAAGCTGGCGCATCACTTAATCTTAGCAGCGCAGGTTCGGGAGCGTCTACCTATCAGGGTGGCTTTGGTACGGAGTCTGGTGGCAGCAGTCAGGAGCGAGCCCGTGCGATTATAGGCGATGATCGAGCAAGCGAGTTAGCAAAGCTGTCTCAGCAAAACTTCACCCCCGCGGAAGCGCAGCAGGCGTCTCGTCAGTATGGTTATGTTGGCGGCGTTGGTTCGTTAGACCAGAACATGCTTACTCAGATGTCTCAAACAAAGTATGACCCGTTCAACACTAAGGACACTGTGATCGGCGGTCTGTTGGGTGCAGTTATTCCGGGTGCAGGTTTGTTGTACACGGCTTCTAAATACAACGAAGCCTATGAGGATCGGAAGATTGCTAATCAGTTAATGCAGCAAGGTCAGTACGAAAACAAAGGTTTGTTTGGAACTGGGTTGTTTAAGGGGGAAAACGCTGACCAGTTTGTTCCGGTGTACGATGAGAATGACCAGTTGGTAGGATCTCTTGGGCTGGATGCCGAAGGAAATCCTATGCGCTATACTGGGGATCGTATGCAAGGATATGAGGGTTTGGGCTCAGATTTAATCCAACCTAGAGAAATGCCTCAGATGGGAGGAGACGATAACGACGGCCCGGCTCCTATATCTGCGGAGGCAGTTGGTGTGACTCCGGATGCTCCGGCAGCACCGCCATATCGGGGTCCAGCGAAACTACCTCAAATACCGTTGCCTTCAGCTTTGGATCAAGGTACGCCTCGCCCAACTCCTCAGCAGCCTCTTACTAGACCTACGCCTATTCCGGCTGGATTTGGTCAGCAGAAAGCCTCGGTTCCTTTACCTCAAGGAGGTCAGGGTGTGATGTCGACGCTTGCAGCACAGCAGCAGCAAGAGCAGTACCCGTTTATGTACGGCAATGAGTATCAACGTCAGGAACAACGTGGGATGGTATGAACCTACAAGCTCTTCCAGAAGAAGCCTTAAAGGAGATTTTGTCTCTTACTGAGGCGAAAAAGAAACTAGATCTGCGTGATAAGGCGCAGGACTATTTTATGCCTTTTGCGCATCATGTGTATGAGAACTTTATCGAGGGCCGTCATCATAGAGTGATTGCCGAAAAACTTGAACAGGTGGCCCAGGGGAAGTTAAAGCGGCTAATTATTAACATGCCTCCTCGTCACTCGAAGTCTGAGTTCGCTAGTTTTCTTATGCCCGCTTGGTTTCTGGGTAGGAATCCAAAGTTAAAGATTATCCAGGCGACGCACAACACTGAGTTGGCGGTGCGCTTTGGTCGTAAGGTTCGAGATCTAATTGACGACCCTGCCTACAAAGAGATCTTTCCGGATACGAATTTGAAGGAGGACAATAAGGGTGCGGGTAAATGGCAGACGGACAAGGGCGGTGAATACTTTGCTGCGGGTGTTGGAGCGGCGGTTACGGGTCGCGGTGCGGATTTATTTATAATTGACGACCCTCACTCGGAGCAGGATGCGATGAGTGATAGTGCGTTTGACAATGCGTATGAGTGGTACACTTCTGGGCCTCGTCAGCGGTTACAGCCGGGCGGCGCGATTATTTTAGTTATGACCCGTTGGGGTAAGAAGGATTTGACGGGCCGTTTGGTTCAAGCGCAGGGCGGCGACATTATGTCAGATCAGTGGGAGGTTGTTGAGTTCCCGGCTATTCTTCCTAGCGACAACCCTTTGTGGCCTGAGTTTTGGGAGAAGAACGCCTTACTTTCAATCAAAGCGTCTTTGCCTGTGGGCAAGTGGAACGCGCAGTGGCAGCAGCAACCGACGTCTTCGGAGAGTGCGATTGTTAAGCGCGACTGGTGGCGCGACTGGGACCGAGAAAAGATCCCTGCGATTAAGTATATAGTTCAAGCGTATGACACGGCGTTTTCTAAAAAAGAAACTGCGGACTACTCTGCGATAACGACCTGGGGGGTGTTTACTCCGGATGATGGCGGTCCGGACAACATTATTTTAATGGACGCTCGAAGAGGGCGTTGGAACTTCCCTGAACTCAAGGAGATTGCGTATCAAGAGCACGAATATTGGGAGCCGGACATGGTGTTGGTCGAAGCGAAAGCGACGGGCACACCACTCATTGACGAGTTGCGGCTTCGCGGCATTCCTGCCTTGGGCTTCTCACCAGGCAAAGGAAGTGATAAAATAACTCGAATGCACATGGTTGCGCCTTTGTTTGAGGCTGGAATTGTGTGGGCACCGATGCACGAGAAGTTTTCTGATGAGGTCATCGAGGAAGTAGTTTCATTTCCTAATGGCGATCATGATGACTTTTGTGATAGCATGACATTAGCCTTGATGCGTTTTCGCCAAGGCGGCTTCGTTTCTTTGCGGGGCGAAGAGGATGGGGACGACTTGCACGTTCCTCGTAAACGGGAGTATTATTGATGGCTATGCCACCACGTCCGATGGGAAGTTTAGTAGACTCTGGCTTAGACCTTGATATGACTGAGGGTCTTCCAGAAGTTGAGATTGATGTTGATGAGGCGATGGACTTCAGCGGTGGGGCTGAGATTATCGACGACGGTCAGGGCGGAGCAATCGTTCAAGCCATGGGTGAAATGGACGAGGAAGGTGTAGACGTCGAGATAGTCGAGCACACTGCAAACTTAGCGGAGTTTTTAGATGACGGTATTCTTGGAGAAATTAGCAGCGACTTGGTCGGCCTTTACGAAGAAGATTACGAATCTCGCAGGGACTGGGAAGAGACTTATAGTAAGGGTTTGGACTTACTCGGTGTCCAAAACACGGAGCGTTCTGAGCCGTTTGAAGGCGCTAGTGGGGTCACGCACCCTTTAATTAGCGAAAGCGTTACGCAGTTTCAGGCACAGGCGTATAAGGAATTGTTGCCCGCGGGTGGTCCCGTTCGGACTCAGATCATTGGGGTGCAAGACCAGCAACGAGAAGACCAGGCGCAGCGTGTCAAACATTTTATGAATTACCAGATTATGGAAGTCATGGAAGAGTACGATCCGGGCATGGATCAGATGCTGTTCTATCTTCCCTTGTCTGGGTCTACGTTCAAGAAAGTTTACTTTGATCCACTAAAAGCTCGTGCGGTAGCGGAGTTTGTTCCCGCACAGGACGTGGTTGTTTCGTATTCAGCTACAGATTTGGCGACTGCCCCACGCGTTACGCATGTCTTAAAGATGACCGACAACGATGTTCGGAAGATGCAATTCTCTGGAGTGTACAAGGACATCGATCTAGGGGGCGCTGGAGACGCGCAAGAGGACGAGGTACAAGAGAAGGTCAACAAGCTACAAGGCCTCTCACGGAGCTACACAGACGATATCAGGACTATCCTGGAGATGCACTGTGATCTTGATGTCGAAGGCTTTGAAGACACAGATCAGATGGGCGAGCCCACGGGTATTAAATTGCCGTACATTGTCACGATTGACAAGGACAGCGGTGAGGTCTTAGCGATTCGTCGCAACTATGACGAGACCGACCCGATCAAAAAGAAACGTCAGTACTTTGTGCATTACAAGTTTCTGCCGGGATTAGGTTTCTACGGCTTTGGTTTGGTGCATATGATCGGCGGTTTGGGTCGTGCGGCAACCAGTATTCTGCGTCAGTTGATTGATGCGGGAACTTTGGCGAACTTGCCCGCAGGCTTTAAAGCTAGGGGTGTTCGTGTCCGTAACGATGATGAGCCGCTTCAGCCGGGTGAGTGGAGAGATATTGACGCGCCGGGCGGCAACATTCGAGACTCGTTGATCCCTTTGCCTTACAAAGAACCATCTGGCACGTTAGCTCAGTTGTTGGGTTCTTTAATAGAAGACGGTCGACGGTTTGTTTCTATTGCCGATCAGCAAGTAAACAACATGAGCCAAGAGACCCCAGTTGGCACAACTGTGGCGATGTTGGAACGCGGCATGAAGGTCATGTCTGCTATTCATAAGCGTTTGCATTACGCACAGAAAAATGAGTTTAGGTTACTGGCCCGTATTTTTAAAGAAAATACAGGTCCGGAGTATCCATACGATGTAGCGGGGGGTTCCGCCGCAATAAAACAGGAAGACTTTGACGACAGAATTGATGTTTTGCCCGTCAGTGATCCTAACATATTCTCCATGGCGCAACGCGTTACGCTGGCCCAGACCCAACTTCAACTGGCTCAGTCTAATCCGCAAATGCACAACCTTCACGCTGCGTATCGACGGATGTATCAGGCGCTCGAGGTCCAGAACATTGAAGAGATCTTGCCTCCTCCCCAAGAGCCTCAACCTATGGACCCCGCTATGGAGAATGCCCAAGCGTTGATGGGAGAAATCCTGCGAGCGTTCCCGGAGCAGAACCACGAGGCACATATCGATATTCATATCATGTTCATGAAGACTCCGATTGTATCGACGTCTCCGCAGATCATGGGATCGTTTATGTCTCACTTGCAGGAGCACGTTAGTATGCTTGCGAAGAAACAGGCTATGGATGAGGTCAAACAGGCACTGAGCGGAGCAAAGATGATGGCAGAGGTCGGGGCGGTAAGTTCGGAATCGGTAGCTCAGTACGAACAACAGCTTCAGGTCGACATGCAGAATCAGCAAGAGGTTGAAAACTTGGTTGTCCTTTACCAGCAAAAGATTATGGCGGATGTTTTGGCTCGACTGATGCCGGAGAACCCGAACGAGCCGGATCCGTTGGTGGCTATTCGTATGCAGGAACTACAACTTCGCAAGGAGAAACAGGACCAAGATGCGTTAAACGACGCTGCCAAACTCGAGTTGGAGATGAACAAGGTCGAGCAGCGTGACCGATTAGACACCGCCCGCATGGATTTGCAGGAAGAGATCGCTGGAGATCGTAACGAAGTTAACCGGGAGCGTATCGCAGTTAACGCTGAGATCCAGCAAATGGCTATGCAACGGAGGGGATAATGCCGTTAAAAGAAGGTAAGTCTCAAAAAGTCATTAGCGAGAATATAGAGACAGAGATGTCTGCTGGGAAGCCCCAGAAACAAGCTGTAGCTATCGCTCTGAGCAAAGCGGGTAAAAGTAAGTATGCCTCTGGCGGTATGGTAAACAAGCGGTTTAGCCCTATCGCTAGGCCGCAGAGGTTTGTCGGAGAGTTCTAGTGTGGTGTGTTCTTGTATTTGTCGGATACGGACACACTTTCGTAAACAATTACGGCACGAAGTTTTATAAGGCTTGCTACTACGACTGTGGTGTGCCAGGCGGAAAGAACGGGCAGTGGTACGATAAACGGCACGTTGTCCACCCAGACGCTTACTGCCCCGCGAGGTACATGGACACATGATTGATCCTATTACAGCCGTTGGCCTAGCCACATCTGCTTATAACGCCATAAAGCAGGGCGTTGCCGTAGGCCGTGAATTGCAAGATATTACAGGGCAGCTTGGTAAGTGGGGCAAGGCTTACAGCGATTTTTCCTTTGCCGAAGAGCAGGTTAAGAACCCTCCGTGGTATTCGTTCAAGGGGTCGGACACGCACAGCGCCATTGAGATATTTGCGCAGAAGAAAAAAATGTCCGAAATGCGCAAGGAAATCAAAAACTTCATCAGTTTTCAGTACGGACCGTCCGCTTGGGAGGAAGTGCTGCACATTGAGGCGCAGATGCGCAAGCAGCGTAAAGAAGAGGTTTACCGCAAGGCAGAACTCAAACGCGCCCTAATAGAGTGGACTGTAGGTATTCTAGTTGGTTTAGCTGGAATAACGGGTCTTGTTATCGTTGGATATTTTCTCGGAAAACAACAGGGAAAGTGGTGATGTGGTTTTTGGTATGGTTCATGTTTACAAACAACAAGTTAGAGCATTACCAGCTTGAGCAATTTCCAACAGAGTTGGAGTGCCAAGAAGAGCTTGAGAAGGCCAAAGTGTTGATAACAAACAGTACCACGGTGGTGTATTGCTTTGAGGTTATACCAGAATAAACAAGGAAAATACGTTGTATATGACAAATCAGGAAAGATCGTTATAATAACGTCAGACAAGAGAGTAGCAGAGACATCTGCAAGGAGTATAGAAGATGGCAGGAATACTGGGTAAAATTTTTGGTTCGGGTGATGTAATTAAGTCCGGCATTGATCTAATCGACAGTTTTCACACTTCGACGGAAGAGGAAATTGCAGCCAAGACTAAGGCTAAAGTTGACATCATGGGGGCTTATGCCCCGTTTAAGCTGGCACAGCGCGTCATAGCATTTTCGTTCACGTTTACATATCTTGTGTGCTTTGCAATGGTGCTGGGCTTTACGTTGATGGATCGCGTGGCTGACGCTGACAAGGTGCAGCGGGTGCTCGAAGACTTCCAGATCGGCTGGGCCATGATTGTTATTTTAGGGTTCTACTTTGGCGCAGGTGCGGCTGAAGGCTTCATGGATAAGAAGAAAAAGTAATGGAGAACTTAAAGTTACCTGTGGCCCTTGTGGCAGCTATGGCCGTGCAGTTAGCGGCGGGTGTTTGGTGGGTAAGCCAGCAGGCGGCTACCATTGCCAGTCTTGAGGAGACTGTAAATCAGATTGGTTCCAAGATGGCGATTGAGGACAACGTGAACCTGAAGCGGGACGTTCAGGACAACGCCATGGAATTGGAATATGCTTTCGATGAGATTGAAGAAGTTTGGGGTGAATTAGCCAACTTAGCTAACTCGATTGGTCAGGTAACGCAGTTGCAGCAAAGAGTTGCTTTAATTGAGAACGATTTGAAGTATATTAGCCGTGACCACAACGGGATTTTGGATATGAAAGGTGGTATGAAATGACATACAAACTGGGAAACCGTAGCAACGAACGGCTAGAGGGGGTTGATCCTTCCTTACAGGCCGTTGTCCGTATGGCTATTGGGATGAGTGAGCAGGACTTTAGTGTGATCTGTGGTCTTAGAACCCGCAAGGAGCAGGAAGCCTTGGTCGCTAAAGGTGCAAGCCAGACTATGAAAAGCAAGCACCTGGGTGGTTATGCCGTTGATTTAATGGCATATATTGATGGGGGCAGATGGGAACTCAATCTCTATGATGAGATTGCCGACGCTATGAAAACTGCCGCCAAGGATTGCGGCGTTAAGATTCGTTGGGGTGCGGCTTGGCATATCGATGACTTTGGGGCCTATGAAGGCACGGCGGAAGAGGCTATGAACGAGTATGTAGACTTACGTCGTTCGCAGGGCCGTCGTCCATTTATCGATGCGCCTCACTTTGAAATCATGGAATAGGAGAAGTATAATGGCTGCACCTAAGAAATCCCTTCGTCCAAGGGCCCGACCTAAAAATTTAAACAAGTCTATTTACGGGGTTGAAGAGGGTAGCACCAGCAGCCCTGACGGTGTGTATGTGACGGAGCGTGACGAGGCCGACGCGGTTTCCCGTGGAAACAGAGAAGCCAAACGTCGCACAGAAGACACTCAAAAATTTATGATGGGCGGAGAAGTTCGCCCAGGGGATGTCCGTGACAACGGCAAACGAGGGAGGACGTACTGATGCCAACAATTATGATCAGCGTCCTACCGGATGGTATTCCTGTGGATACGATGGAGGATGATGATGAGGGTAAAAGCTGTCCTCTTCCCACCCAAGATGAAGAATTGAACGCTGCCAATCGAGAGATAGCGGTTGAGGAATATGGGTATCGTGAGCCCAACAGTTCGGTCGCTTTTCGCAATGATGAGAGTTGCGGAACGTGTGGGATGTACAATCAGACTGAGAATATGCAGGGTTGCATTGGGGATGAGTCTGGGGACACGGGCTATTGCCAACTACTCAAGTTTGTGTGTAGTAGTGAAAACACATGCAACGAGTGGGCAGAGGGTGGGCCAATCACATCTGACCTACAAGAGGAATACAAGGATATCCTATAATGGATGTGGTTGACTTTGCAAAACATGTGTATAAGTTGTTAAGAGAACGTGAGGATGACATAGCACGTTCTTTAGCTAATGGGTCTGCCAAAGACTGGGAAACCTATAAAATGATGGTGGGAGAGATACGGGGGCTTTCTTTCGCTAAAGAAGAAATGAAGTCCCTGCTGGAGAGAAACGCTGACGATGTCGAAGACCTTATATCTTCCTGATCACGTCGCGCAGAAAATGAATAAAGAAAAGGACTCCAAATCAGCGGAGTCTTCTCCTTTAGACAGCGCGTATGTAAATGCTGGAGAGCGGGTGTTAGAACCCTCGCTCCTAGACAAAACTTTACTTGACCGATTACCACAGCCTACAGGATGGCGTATGTTGGTAATGCCGTATCAAGGTAAACTTCAAACAAAAGGTGGCTTACATCTTCCGGACGAGGTTCGGGAGCGCGAAGCTGTGGCTACGACTGTAGCGTACGTTTTAAAGCTGGGGCCGTTGGCTTATGGGGACAAAGAAAAGTACGGAGAGCCTTGGTGCAAAGAGGGACAGTGGGTCTGCATTGGTCGGTATTCTGGATCACGATTTAAGATAGACGGTGGTGAAGTCCGGATTATTAACGACGACGAAGTAATCGCAACAATACTGGAACCCGATGATGTCAAACATGTCTGAAACAGAAAATGAAGAAATTGAAGTTGAGATCGAGGACGTAGCTCAGGAAGAAGAACCGCAGGAGGTGGAGCAAGAGGCTGCACCTGTTGAAGCAGCTCCTCAAGAAACGGAGGACTCGTCAGAAGACGAGGGAGAGCTGGACGACTACAGTAAGGGCGTCCAAAAAAGAATTAAAAAGCTCACTGACAAATACCGCAAAGAAGAGCGTGATAAGCAAGAAGCTCTTCGGTTGTCTTCTCAGTTGATGGACGAAAATAAGAAGATGAAAGATCGTCTTCGTCTTCTTGACCGAGGTTATGTGCAAGAGTACGGAAACCGACTTAACATTGAAATGAGCACTGCAAAGCTGCAATACAAAGATGCGGCGGATCGAGGCGACAGCGATAAGATGTTAGAAGCGCAGGAGAAACTCTCGCGTTTACACAATGAGATGGATCGTCATCGTCAGGCAAAGGCACGGGTGGATCGTGAGGCAAAGGCCCCACAACAACCGTCTTTACAGCCTGGTCAGCCTATTCCGCAGCAACAACAGCAACAAGCTGCGCCGCAACCTGATCCGAAGGCTGTAGCTTGGGCGGAGAAAAACGAATGGTTTGGCACGGACAGATTACTTACATCTGCAACATATGCCATCCATGCGACACTTGTTGAAGATGAGGGGTTTGACCCGAACGGAGATGAGTACTATAGTGAAATTGACCGACGTCTTCGTTCGGAGTTTCCGAACAAATTTCAGACGGTCAAGAAGTCGGGAAGTGGAGCACCTGTCGCCTCGGGGAACTCCTCTGCATCTCGCAGTACTAAACAGGGGCGCAGGTCGGTGAAGCTGACGCATTCTCAGGTTGCGATTGCAAAAAAGCTCGGCGTACCGCTCGAGGAATACGCAAAGTTTGTAAAGGATTGAGAAATGGCTAACAGAACACCACGCAAAACCGAATCGCGAGATACAGAATCGCGCAGAAAACCATGGGCACCGCCCAGTCACCTAGAGGCACCTACTCCGCCAGACGGATATGTGCATCGTTGGATCCGAGTCGCAATGCGCGGTGAGGAGGATAAGATGAACGTCCACGCAAAACTGCGCGAAGGATGGGAACCTGTCCGTTCTGACGAATACCCAGACTACGAAGCTCCTGTCATTGATACGGGCAAGTATTCCGGGGTAATTGGTCAAGGTGGCTTGATGCTGTGTCGAATACCTGTCGAAACGGCCCAAGAACGAACTGCATATTACGGGGGCAGAACCCGCGAACAAATGGTAGCTGTGGACCAGGACCTTATGAAGGAGCAACATCCTTCGATGCCGATTCAGAATAGTCGGCAAAGTCGTGTAACCTTCGGAGGTCGTGAACGCGACTCCGATTAATTTAGAGGATTGCTACTATGGCAAACACTAACGGTGCATTCGGACTACGTCCGATTGGAGTAGTCGGTCAGGCTGCTAACACCACTGGTGCGACCGAGTATCGTATCGCCTCTGGGAACACTAACGCGATTTACCAAGGATCCCCTGTTATTCCGCTGTCAACTGGCTTTATTGACATTGTTGGCGCGGCTGCGGGTGGTACGGTAGGTTTAGTTGGTGTGTTCTGGGGCTGCGAATATGTTTCGTCGACCACTGGTGAGAAGATTTTCTCAAACTACTGGCCCGGTTCCGGCGCGGATTCTAACCATCCCGTCAAAGCCTTCGTGTATGACAACCCAATGCAAACATTTGTCATCACATCCGATGGTACATTGACTAGCGAAGCGACAGCTCGTGGTCATGTATTTGCAAACGCTAACTTTGCAACAGCTACAAGTGGTTCAACAACCACAGGTATTTCGTCTGCTAAATTAGCTGTCGGCACAATCGCCGCCACCGCTGCTCTACACTTGCGTATCATGGGTATTCAGGACGACCCTGAGAACCAAGATTATACTGCGGCAGGCATCCCATTAATTGTTCGACTGAATAACAGTTTCAACTCCGCCAACGGTGCGATTGTAGCTGGTACTCCTTCGACTACTGGCGTGTAAAGGAGGTCTAAAGAATGGCTATTTCTCGCGCACAATTAGCGAAAGAGCTTGAACCGGGTCTCAACGCTTTGTTCGGTATGGAGTACTCTCGGTACGAAAACCAACATGCAGAGATCTTTACAACAGAATCTTCTGATCGAGCATTCGAAGAGGAAGTGATGTTGTCTGGTTTCGGCGCGGCACCAACTAAATCAGAAGGTGCTGGCATTAACTTCGACGAAGCTAACGAAGCCTATACAGCTCGTTACAACCACGAAACAGTGGCGTTGGCGTTCTCTATAACAGAGGAAGCTATCGAAGACAATCTTTATGATCGTCTTGGTTCTCGCTATACGAAAGCGCTTGCGCGTTCTATGGCACACTCAAAGCAAGTTAAGGCCGCTGCGGTTCTTAACAACGCATTTACGGCTGGCGCTTCCGCTGGCGGTGACGGTGTTGCTTTGTGTGCAACGGACCACCCACTGACATCAGGTGGTACGTTTGCTAACGAACCAACTACTGCGGCGGACTTGAACGAAACATCTCTTGAAGATGCTTTGATCAACATTGCAGGGTTTGTTGACGAACGTGGTCTAAAGGTCGCGTTGCGCGGCACTAAGTTGGTCATCCCACGTCAACTGCAATTCGTTGCAGAGCGTTTGATGGTTTCCAACTTGCGTGTTGGCACAGCGGACAATGATACAAACGCTATCCGCTCTATGGGTATGTTGCCAAACGGTTATGCCGTTAACGACTTCCTTACAGATCCAGATGCGTTCTTTATCATGACTGATGCGCCTCGTGGTTTCGTCCACTTCGAGCGTTCTGCTCTTTCCACTAACATGGAAGCAGACTTCGACACAGGAAACATGCGCTTTAAGGCTCGTGAACGTTACAGCTTTGGTTTTTCAGACCCACGTTGTGTGTTCGGGTCGCCCGGCGCAGCCTAAGAATAGATACAGTTTGTATCTTGGGGGGCAACTTCGGTTGCCCCTTTCTTTTTGTTTTATTCTTCTGTATTGTTTAGGCATCCCTGACAGTCGCATGGTGCGGCTGACACTTGCCACGACAGGAGATTGACATGGCTACTTCAACTTTTTCCGGCCCGGTAAAAAGCAATTCCGCTTTTTGGGGCAATCCAATCCTTTTCGCAAACCTGCCTACAGCTGCGGCTGCTAACGAAGGTTATATCTACTACGTTTCTGATGCCCGTAAGGTAGCTGAGACTGCTGGTAACGGCACGGGTAACTTGGTGTTTTCAGATGGAAACAACTGGATCCGCGTAGATACTGGCGCAACTGCCACCGCATAGGGAGAACTTAAATGGCAGGTCCAGTAACCGCATATAATTGGGTTCAAGGCACAACGGCTGCGATTGTTGGGCCTACTCGTTCTCGTCTCCGTCAGGTAGTTATATATGCTGCCGCAGCGGGCGCGTTCACTCTTAAAAACGGTGGCGCATCTGGGAGCACTTTGCTCACGCAGACGTTTCCTACGGGGCACCATGTCATGAACATTCCTGACGATGGCATCATTGCCTCTGAAGGTGTTTATGTCTCGGCCTTTACAGGGGCCGCAAACCAACTGACAATTATTTTGTCTTAGGGGGTCTCGTGGCTTACGATATCCGCTCCATATCACAGGTCGGAACATCTGAGCCCTTTGAGCTTCAGGTGTCCAGGGGTCAAATCCCTGGACATTATTTCGTGCATAAGTTTGGGTACAACC